ACAAGGAGGTAAGAGATGAAAGTAGTTATCATGTTATTAATGCTAATAGGATTGTGCTCATGTACACAAGTTCCAGCTGGTACTCCTTCTGTTGAAATAAATCAGAACGTAGTATTTAAGGATAACAATGGAGAGATGTATGCTACTGAGTTTACCTATAAGAATCATTCCTATATTTGGTTTCATCATAGGAACGGAGGTTGGGATGGTAATGATGGTATAGTACATAATCCAAACTGCCATTGTAATAAGAGATAATCCACCACTTAGAGTTAGTGAGGTGAGAAAATTACTTAGAGACTGTTGATGCTTATTAGACGTGATAGGCTACAATCACAGTTGCGGTGAAAAATTGATAAGGACTACTAACACTTATCAGGCGGATTTATCAGAGTGTAGTTAATTCTACACTCTTTTAAGGCGACATAGCTCATTTTGGTTAGAGCGTGGGAATCATAACCCCAAGGTGGTTGGTTCGAATCCAACTGTCGCCACACATCTTAATTTTATATGTATGAGTGACAAAGGCTTATTATTTAAGACAAGGAAGAATAATCACGGTAGCCATAATAGATGTAGCCGAGGGAGTGAATTTCCAAGACATGACATGAATAGGTTTCCAGGAACCCACTTAGGGATGAAACTGAGGTATCAAAAGCCATCAGTTGGACGTCTATATAAAGAGTGGGGCTGTAACCGTGGTTATATAAGGACGAACAGAATAACTGGCTTTATTAATAAATTTATAGGTAAACCCTATAATGATTTAGTTAAAGCATTCTATGTCCTTATTAAAGACTTGAGAAATAGCCATAAAGAAGTAGGTCTTGCAGACCTTGAATGGCATTTCGAACAGTTTAGATATAGGAGATGGAGAGGTGATTATTATGTTGATGACGATGGTTTAGTCCAAGTTGTTAGACCAGAATCAGATGAAATAAAGGCTAGTTCTATTAATAAGCAGCAAGTAGCATATAATAAGGGAGTTCAGATTCCAGACTTCGGAAGGGTATCCATTCCAAGAAAGCTAGGTACTGATGGTAAAACCTACTGGAGCAAATACGGATTCCCAGATGAAGACCATGTTTACTATGAGAAGCCTCAGTATCGTCTTCCACAATTCATAGGTAACTATTGGTGTGACATGGATGGTAAGATGCTATTATTACCTGTATATCATGTTCCAGGTAGTTCTGAATATGCTAGGTATTGGTCTGATACTCATGGTAAACCTAAACCTAAAGAGAGAGGTTATTACTATTATAGTAATTATCCTCAGAAGTGGGATAGAAGTGGATTCTGTGATAAGTTCTCCGATAAGTTTAGACCCGGTGATTATCGCTATAAATGGGCACAAGGTTTAGAGAATGGTTGGGTTATTCCTCTCATTCCATTTGGTAAGAGAACTAATGCCTATAGCCTTAGTTACTCTATGTATAAAAGGATGCAGCATACTAAAAGAATGCTATTACCTAATACTAAGGAGCTGAATGAAAAGAAGGAACGTGTTATCTACTATGAGAAGCAATTAGAGGCAGCAGGAACTCCAGGAAGTTGGTGGACTGTTGAACGGGCTGAGGAAGAACTTAATAAAGCTGTACGAGACCTAGAGAATACACCTGAAACGGCTTACTTTGAAGTGGGATATGGTCAATTATATCCTATGGTTAAAAGATATGATTATGAGAAAGCATTAAGAATCTATGAGCAGGAGCAAGAAGAAACCAGTATGGAAGGACAAGAGTGACCATGTATGGTATAACAGAATTGTCAGAAGAGTTCAAAGAATGCAGGTAAAGCAGATAGCACAGCTTAATGATATTTTAGAATACGAAATCTCTCAGCCAAATGAGTTGGTAAATGATTGGGACATCTGTGATTGGAAGTTTGATTATAGACATCCATATTGGAAACAGTTCCATACCCCAGCTGAGTTGAAGAGGTTTTGTTGTAAGTAACTCCCAATTCCAAATCAAAGGAGTTTAAATATTAGGTTTGGCGATGACAACTAAGCGAGTTGAGCGTATGTAATAAGACGTGCTCTGAAGTACAAGGAGTGGGGTGGGCGCAGAATACCTCTTTAGACTATTATATAGTTAATCACTGCTTCATGGCTCTATGGTGGAATTGGTAGACACGTCAGGTTTAAGCCCTGATGCTCAGTGATGGGCGTGTGAGTTCGAGTCTCACTGGAGCTACTACCCTTGAATTTACTCTTAATCCTTAAAACAAAAACTGATATGAATATCTTTGGTAATACCGCAGCAGGATTTAGTAAGGAAGTAGACAGTGCAATGTCTACATTTAAGAGTACTATAGCTAAGCTTAAAGCTACGTCTGAGAAGGCAGTAGCAACTAAAGCTGAGAAGCAAGATGAAATTAAGAAGCTGGAATTAGAATGTTCAGCTCTTGATGGAGTATCTACTAAAGCTAATAACTTGGCTGCCAAGTTGGAAGCATTATTTGAATAATCATGAAAGTCGAGAACATACTTGAGCACCCTATTGACTTTACCTCTATTGAAGGATGTAAATCCTTTGCTGAATGGGTTAACGGAGATATATCTAATGCCTTCTACTTAGGTTTCTTAAGAGAAGAATTTAGTGAATACGTCCCCAAGATGAATGAGAGTGAAGACGGCATTCAATTCCTAAAGAGTATGGCTACAGCGAATACAAACGCTAAGAAATACTTAAAGGAACTCGCTAGATTGATGGAGCCTTACTTGCAAAGTAAAGAAGGATTTGTAATCTTGGATATGATTAACGATGTACTAGGGAGAATATCCTTAGAGAAGAAAGATGATATTTATGGAGTTGCCTTTGTATTAGGCATCTACACTGATTACTTATTTACTGTACAAGCTAAGGCATGAGTACATATTTAGTTTATACTGATGGGGCATATTCAAGTGCTCGTAATCAAGGTGGTATAGGCTTTGTTATTCTTAAGGATGGCAAGGAGGTAGCCAGATATTCTAAGATGTACAAGAATAGTACAAACCAAAGAATGGAACAGATGGCAGCAATAGTTGCCCTTGAATCTATTACTACACCTTCAGAAGTTACCATAGTTTCTGATTCTCAGTATGTGGTCTGCACATATACTAAGGGTTGGAAGAGAAAGGCGAATCTGGATTTGTGGAAGAGATTTGATGCAGCAATCGCATTCCATATTAAGGTTGAGTTTGAGTGGACTAAAGGACACGCAGACAACCAATATAATAAGATTTGTGATAAGCTAGCACAAGAAGCTAGTAGGACTATAGAGATTACTGATTAATAAATTTGTAAATTCTTCTATATGAAATACAAGAAAATGGTAGCTAACTTAGAAGCAGCTAAGAGATGGTGGGATGCTCAACCTGAATCATTCAAGAAAGCAACTACACGTCCTGGCTCAGTTAAATGCAAATCTGTTAATAGAGGTAAATAACCACTTCGAGTTTAAGGTAAAGTAGGACTTGCGCATACCTTCATATCGTAGGTATTAAAACCTTTCTACATTGTAGATAAACCTATCGCGGAGAGGACAGTGGTGACTCTCCAACCTGACCCTATAGCTTAGTAGGTAGAGCTGCGGACTCTTAATCCGTAGACCAGGGTTCGAGTCCCTGTGGGGTCACAGTAAAAGTTGAAGTAATAAAAGAGAAGTAATCCATGTCATGCCATTTGCTCGTGAGAGTAGGTGGCATTTTTATTTATGTCCCCATAGTTCAACGGATAGAACGAGAGTTTCCTAAACTTTAAATGAAGGTTCGATTCCTTCTGGGGATACTAATTTAACTTATTAGATTATGAGAGTATATGATGTTATAAAGACTGCAGAAAGTATTTACATTGATGAGTTTAGTAGACATACTTATCCTGGCATGTGCTGGTGTTTAAAGGTAGCAGCAGTTAAAGGGTTTGACTTTAAGGAGAAGAACAGGAAGGGACATCCGTCTTACAGGGATTTGCATGATAACATCCCAGAGTTTAATCCTGGCTTCCTTAAGGCTACTAACAAAATAAGAATGGTAGGCTTGGACTTCTGGTGGGATACTCTTGATTCAGAACCTAGACGAAGAGCTTTCCAAGTACTAAAGGACATTTATAAGGATAATCCTAAAGAATTTGAATATTGATATAATAGAGGGGATGTAGGGTTGGTAGTACTCATCATTTAAAGAGTTGCGAGTGGAAGTTATGATTTATTCTTAGGTCACGATTAGCTATCGTGATGTAGACAAGCGTGGAGGTACGGAACTTACTAATCCTCCCGTAGAACCACAGGGAGGCATAAGCATTAATCTCGGAGAGTAGTATTCCAAGTCTGAAATGACGAGGGTTCCTATACGTTGCTCAATGTGATATTAAGTGTCGGAGCCAGTTATTGATAAGTTCCAATAGTACGAGAGGAGCCTGGAATTAAGATTGGGAGGTACGAGATACCTTAGCTGTTAGTAGGAGAGCGAAAGTCAGCTAGTGTGTACGTTAAGTCACTGCACACATACGTTCAACGTCAATAACTGCCCTTAGAGCATTTGGTGTAATAACACACCCTCTATTTCACATTAAAGAACATTGATAGCAACATCATCCCACCTAGGTTGGAGAGCATACGGGAGAGAGTAAGGGTATAGCTGTGAAGCTATAATGCACGATGCTTTCAATGTTCTTATTTAGTCCTATAGTTTAACGGATAGAATACCATACTACGGATATGGAGGTCTCAGTTCGATTCTGAGTAGGACTACAAACTTAAATAACTAAGTATGAATAAGTTAGTAAAGCTTAGGGATAAGTGGTTTCCCAAGCCTAAGCCACTAAGTGCCTTAGATGCTTATACAATCACTAAATATGGATTAAAACTTGATAGTGACACCTTACATCAGAAGTGTATTGAAGAGATAGCTAGCCTAATGCAAGCTAAATCTGCAAGAAACTCTTATAGTTTGGTGTTCGACCTAGACGAGAATCTTCCTGAATTAGGAGAATACTTAGCTAAGTACTATACTGATTTAGGATTTAATTGCTTCGTCTTGGATTACGAGGTAGATAGGAGAATTGAAACTCCACAACTCTATCTTAGTTGGAAACGAAAAGGCATATAATGCCTGTGTTTGAAGGATATTCCTTCAATTAACTTTAATAACTTAATTACATTATGGCAATTAACTTGCAAAAAGGTGGACGCATTGACCTTTCTAAGGAGTCCACAGCTAGCGTGTTTAGAATTGGTTTGGGCTGGGATGCAGCACAACCTGGTAAAGAATTTGACTTGGATGCAATGGCTATTCTGCTTGGTGCTGATGGTAAAGCTGTAAGTGACGATGCAATGGCTCTGTTTGGGCAGTTGGACGGTCCTGAAGCTATAGCTGCTACTGGCTGCATTCATCATTCAGGTGATAACCGTACTGGTGCAGGTGATGGTGATGATGAAACTATCACTATCGATACTGCTAAGGTTCCTGCCAACGTTCAGGAAATTGTAGTTCTTGTCAATATCCATGATGCCAAGAATCGTCAGCAGAACTTTGGTATGGTAAAGAATGCCAAGGTTAACCTGTATGAAGGTGCAGAAGGTAACAACGTTCTTGCTAAGTATGACCTGGAAGAAGATGCTTCTATGGATAGAGCATTGGTATTCTGCAAACTATATCGTAAGGATGGAGCATGGAAGTTCCAAGCTGTGAATGAAGGTAAGGGTAACTATCAGAATGTGTTACTGTGTGACATTCTGTCCAGTTATGGTATCAACGCAGGTCCAAACAATCTGTAAGCTATGATAAACTTATCTAAGGGAGGCAGAGTTAATCTGTCTAAGGATGATAACGGTAACAAGTTATCTAAAGTATTCTTTGGAGCAAACTGGGGAGCTATCAAATCCGGCGGCTTCTTAGGCTTTGGTGGAGGTACTGAGGCTGTAGACCTTGATGCTTCTGTAGTCCTTATGGATGCTAACAAGCGTAAGCTTGAAACTGTTTACTTTGGTCATAAAGACTCTAGTGACAGAGCAATCCATCACTCTGGTGATGATTTAGTAGGCGATACTAACGGAGACGACGGAATGGATAATGAAACTATCTCAGTAGAACTGGATAGAATCAGACCTGAAGTTGAGTACGTTGCATTTATCCTCAACTCATATCGTCATCAAAGATTCGATAAGATTCCTTATATGGGATTGAGAATCTATACGACAACTGACGGGCGTCCTATAACCCGTCCAAACTCCAATCCTAACGTGTTGGCTAAGTATAACTTGGATAATGATAGTAAAGACCCCGAAACTACATTCGTTGGTCGTGAAGCTATCGTCTTAGGCTATGCTTATCGTAAGGATGGTGAGTGGAAGTTCAAGGCTCTTGGTAACACTGGCTCTTGGCAATCTATAGGAGAAATCGAAAGGGTATTACCCAATCTTATTTAATTATTAAAACTTACAATTATGTGTAACGAAAGTAACGTGAATGTGGATGAACTTCGTAAAGAAGTTATGGCTGATGGAGTGGTAACAAAGGAAGAAGTTGAAATGCTGTGGGAGAAGAAAGACTCTCAAGAGGGCAATACCTCATCTGAATTTGATGCATTCTTTGCTGAAGCTGTAATGGCTTGGCTGTTAGCAGACGGTGTAATCAGTGTAGAAGAGGCTCAGTATATCATCGATAAAATCAGCGAGGATGACGACATCGACGATGCAGAATCAGAATTGTTGGAATCTATCGCTGAATGGGGTTCAGAAGAAGGACACGAGGTTCCTCAAATCCTTATTGACGAGTTCCCTGACTACTTCGAGGACGAAGAGTAAGACACTTCTCACGGGTGGGCATAACTGTCCACCTTTTAATAATTAAATAACTTAAAGATGAATATAGAATTGTTAAAGGGCTTGACAGATGCTGAGGTTAATCATAGTAGAGAATGTCATGGCTCTAATGTACTAACCCCACCCAAGAGAGACCCTTGGTATGTACTTTTCTTTGAAAAGTTCAAAGACCCCTTAATTCAGATACTGAGTATTGCTGCAGTTATTGCATTGATATTAGGGGTTATTAAGTCAGAATATTTAGAACCTATTGGTATTATAGCTGCTATCTTGTTAGCTGTTACTATAGGATTTTTAAATGAGTATAGTGCATCTAAGAAATTCGATGTACTTACTTCAAGTTCTGATGATACACTTGTCAAAGTAAGACGAAATGGGATTGTAACCCAAGTAGCTCGTAAAGACCTAGTTGTAGATGATGTAGTGCTGTTAGAATCTGGAGAAGAAATTCCTGCAGATATTACAGCCTACGAATCTCATAACTTAAAGGTTAATGAGTCTGTTCTAACTGGAGAATCTAAGGCTGTTACTAAACAACCTAAAGAGGAAGGTGAATTAAATGCCACTTATCCCTCTTGGCTATTACTAAAAGGAACTATCGTTGAAGAAGGTTCTGTAGTAGGTGTAGTCAATGCAGTTGGAGATAATACGGCATTTGGACAGACAGCACGTAAAGCTGCTGAAATTACTGATACAGAGACTCCTCTAAACAAGCAACTGAATGGTCTTGCTGATTTAATCAATAAGATTGCATTTGGTGCTGCTGGATTCCTTATTCTTGCTTTATTAGTGAGATACTTCTTTATAGAACAAGCTTATGTAGGACAAGACTGGATGCAGATTACTAATGACCTATTATCCTTCTTAATGATTGCAGTTGCACTAATAGTTGTAGCTGTACCAGAAGGATTGCCTATGGCTGTAACACTAGCCCTTGCGTATTCAATGAAACGCATGTCTAAGGCAAATAACCTGGTCAGGAAGATGCACGCTTGTGAAACCTTAGGAGCAACTACTCTTATTCTCACCGATAAAACGGGCACTCTAACAGAGAATAAGATGAAGGTTGTAAATGAGGTAATGCCTAATAGGGCATATATTACTATCAATGCTCTTGCCAATTCTACTGCATATGTAGACGGTGATAAGACCGTTGGTAATCCTACAGAGGGTGCTATAATTAAGTATATGGATGCTGGGGACTTACTTGACGATATAAGGAGAGATAATACTCCTGTGTTCAGAATGGACTTCTCAAGTAAGACTAAGTTTATGATGTCCATTGTTAAACAAGGTGATGCCTTCGTTTCATTAGTGAAAGGTGCTCCAGAAGTTGTTCTTACTATGTGTAATGGAACAGATGGTGTACCAAGCTGTGTTTCAGAGCAAGACAAAGGACGTAGGGTTATAGGCTTTGCTTATAAAGAATCTATGACTTTGGCAGAGGCTCAGAAACTGAATGGCTTCACTTATAATGGCTTCATGGCTATTGAAGACCCAATCCGTAAGGACGTTCCTGATGCAGTTAAAGCTGCAAAAGAAGCTGGTATCAAGGTTAAAATCATTACTGGAGATAATCCAGCCACAGCTACGGAGATAGCTAGGCAGGCAGGACTAAGTGACAACCCAAGAGCTTTATTAGGAGAAGAAGTAGGAGACAGAATGTCAATTACTACCTTGAATAATACTGATGTATATGCTCGTACTAAACCAGAGGATAAACAAACTCTGGTTAAAATGTATCAGAGCATAGGAGAGGTTGTTGCAATGACTGGTGATGGCACTAATGATGCCCCAGCTTTAAATCATGCCGAAGTAGGTATAGCCATGAATAATGGTACGGACGTAGCCAAAGAAGCTGCAGATATTATCCTACTCGACAATTCATTCCCATCTATCATCTTAGGTGTTAAGTGGGGAAGAAGTCTGTACAAGAATATACAGCACTTCATTCTGTTCCAATTAACAATCAATGTTGTAGCTATTCTTATAGCTTGTATTGGTCCGTTCATTGGTATAGACCTGCCCTTCACTGTTACACAGATGTTGTGGGTTAATTTAATCATGGATACATTCGCTGCATTAGCGTTAGCAACTGAACCAGCTAACGATGCAGTTATGAAGGATAAGCCAAGAAGTCCTAAGGCATTCATTATCACTAAACCAATGTGGTGTGAAATCTTTGGAGTTGGTATTATATTCTTCATATTCTTAGTCACTTTACTCTATACTAAAGCAGTATCTCTAACAGAGTTCTTTACGATATTCGTATTGTTACAATGGTGGAATCTGTTTAATGCTAGAGTGTTCGGACAAAGAAGAAGTATCTTTGATGGCTTGCTAAAGAATCCTGCATTCGCTGGAATTGCTTTAGTTATTCTCGTTGGTCAATTCTTAATTGTACAATATGGTGGTGCTATGTTTAGAACTGAACCTCTCTCTATGGAGACTTGGGGTTTGATTTTAGCTGGAACTTCTATAGTTACGGTTGCTAGAGAATTGATGTATCAAATAAGCAAAATTTTCAAATAGTATGGAATATTGGGTATTATACTTATGTAGTATTGCTGACTCAGTTCATACATTGTTAATGGTTCTTTCAATTGTTGGTTTAATAGTATCAGCTATCTTATTCTTTATGTCAGTATGTAGTTCACAGTGCGATGTTTGTGGCACTAGAACTTGCGTGGCTAAAGGAGTAAAGAAATCTGGTGTAAAGAGGAAACACTTCGTAATACCTACTGTAATAGCAGCGATATTATGTGTGCTTACTCCTTCAACAAACCAATGCTATGCCATATTTGGTGTAGGTGCAACTTTACATTATGTAAATCATAGTGAAGAAGTGCAGAAGATACCTGACAATGCAATGAAAGCAGTAAATCGCTACTTGGAGTCTCTGGCTCCCAACGACTCCATACAATAGTACTAGGGGTCAATGCTGTCTACATACGTAGATGGGTTGACCCTTATTTTTTGTAGATACGTGGTAATGTAACTGAAAAGTCAATAAGTGAAAGGACTAAGTAAAGTTAAAGCATGGCTAACTAAGAAGGAATTTATACAAGTAGAACAAGTTGGAGATACAAACTCAGAATACTTCCAGTTGACTGGGTTTCCAATTACGGTTAGACTTGGTGACCATCTTGGTAGGCAGAATACTATCTCGGATAAGTATATCAATGTTTTACCAGGTAACGATTGTGATTCATATGTACTAGTAATAGACAAGACCACTAAAGTTATAAAATATAAAGAGTTATTAAAGGTTTTAGAGAGCTTTATTTCTCTTTATTCAATTCTTCCTGACCACCTCAAATTTAGAGTTGAGATGAAGAGGGAATTTCAACAGAAGGAATCTAGTCTAAATTCTGAAATTAATAACCTGAAGGCATCCATTCAATCACTTAAAGTTAAGATGAAAGAGAAGATGAATACCTTTAGTCAGGCTATTAAGAAGGTAAACAACGACATTGTAGTCGAAATGAACAACTTGCAATGATTATACAGAATATTATAGACTCTTGGAAACATATTCCATATACTCTTAGACATTATATTGCCTTCCTCAAGACTGAGAAGAAGTATATTGGCTATTATAAGTATAAGTTTCATGACTTAGATAAAGTTCTTATGTACATTCTTATCCCCTGGTTAGGCACTAAGAGAATCAAGAAGATACATAGAGCTATTAACAAACATCATATCCAAAACCACAAAGCTGCTTGGGAATGTAATTATGAAGAAGCAGTAATAGATTGGGAATGTTGTCGGTTAACTAAGCCTCAAGAACCTATGAGTGCAAGGGAGTATTTAGAATACAAGAAGGATACCCTCAGAGATGTACATTATGCCCATATGGACATGATAATGAAACAATTTAACCTGTAGGACAAATATGGTTATCGAGGAAGCTGATTTTAGAATGACCTCTGGAGCGAGTGATTATTTCTGGGATTTAGAGTTACTCTATACAGTAAGACCAAAAGGTAAACCTGAGCGTCAGGAATTTAAAGATGCAGGGTTTGGTATGCCTTTGGCTACTTGTATTAGAAAGGTAATTCATCACAGAATATCCTGTAAGAGAGAGGTTGGTACTCTTAAAGAGTATGTACAAGATTATAGGGAAGAAGTAAAGAGATTGGAAGAGTTACTAAATTCTTCTTTAATAGAGAAGATGGTGGCTGACTCTAAGCTAGCTAAATCTTTAAAATCATAATTATGGCTTCAATTAAGAAAGCTCCTAAGAAGGGCACAAGACGCGTACAGTCAGTTAGAACACTGGATTGTGGTAGGTGTGGTTTACCAACAACGCATACTCTATACGATGCAGAGAACAAAATCTACAAGTGTACTATTTGTGGTAGTGTAATCAAATTATAATGTGTAACTCTAATTCGTTTAGTAAAATGAAGAAAGAAGAGAAGAAGAAGGAAGAGGATAGAAGAGTTGATGTGAACAATGATGCCGAAATGGTAGCATTGGGTATCCGTAATCCATTTGTAAAACCTCGTGACCCATCTGTATGGACTAAGACTGAGAAAGAACGTAAGGCTTGGAAGAAGCAGCGTCGTTTCCCAGCTCCTGATTCACGTTGGGCTCCTCCTACGAGAACATCACGATTTATAGGTCGTCTTATTATCAATGTTAAGGGATTTGATAAGACTACTTATCGTCACGACTGCCCAGAAACAGATATACCTTATCTGTTGAGTAAATATAAGAGCGAACGTAGCTCTATAGTGAGAGCATTCTGGAATGGCAAAGAAATCGACCCAGAACGTCTACTCAAACAAGCAGTATAAACTAACTGAATACCCTAAGTTCCTATATGAAGTATCTCTATATAAGATATGGAAAGATAGGGCAGAATGTGTAGGAAGTTAGTTCTATGCAGCTGATACACCTTTGACTATTAAGAAGGAAACTATTAGTAAGAAGGTGGAAGATTATAGATTAGTTAAGTTTATTACTTGGCTATCAGCACCTCTAGATTACTTGATGCAAAACAACTTTAAATTAGTTACTGATGAGAGTACTAGACGCACAAGGAAATCCAGAACAAAAGGAAACTAAGCAAGGTGTTCAGACAGTGGACGCAATGCCTACAATGCAATATACAGAGAAGAACATTGATGAGAGTAGACGTAAGTGTACCTTATCAAGTGTTATGGTTGAAATGCTAGTAAAGCAACTATCTGCTGAACTGGCTAACCATAGTCTGTATAGAACCTTTGCTAATTACTTTGATGTAGAGGGATTGCCCAAATTGGCTACCTACTGGCTTGGTAGAGCAGCTGAGGAATACCTTCACCATGAGTGGATTTATAAGTATTTGACTACTAATGATGCTCTGTTCCAATATCCACCAGTTCCAGCTATTAAGGTGAACATAACTGATAGAGTTATGCCCTTTGCTGCCACTGTTGATAGGGAGATTGAAACTACCATGAGCATTAATAAGATTGTAGACCAAGCTCAGAAAGAGGGTGATTGGGCTACGTTTCAGTGGTTGAATGGAGAGGATGAAGAGGAAGGTAGACTTGTTAAAGAGCAAGTAGAAGAAGAGTCTGTTAGTAGGACTATTCTGGATATGGCTAGGGAAGAAGGCTCATGGTTGCGTAAGCAATCTACTATTCTGGCTTTCTATCGCAACCCTGATAGCTTACAGCCATCTCGTAAAGCATAAGATTATTTAGAACTACAAAGATTAGCCTAAAAGAATTATCTTATAATTTACATTTAATATGAAAAAGGTAGAATATATCGTAGACAGTTTCAAGGACTTTACTGGTGCAGAACGTCAGTTTGTAATGGCTGCTGTTAGCCTACATGGTGAACCAGACATTTACATCGAGGAAGATGGAGATATTATTGATAACGACGAGAAGGTGTTATCTATCGGAGTATCTGTATGCCGTCCTGACGATGAGTTCAATGAAGCTCTTGGCAAGACTATTGCTGAAGGTAAGGCTACGAAATATCGTAATCATGCATTATATGCTGTAGATGCTGGGCTGATTAACGAAACAATGGTAAAGGCATTGCTTCAGCAAGAAGCTGAATATTTCAAGGTTAATCCTGGTCGTTACCTAGCTGGATATGATAGGGATGCTGAGAAGTATCACAGAAGCACAAGAATCGAGGGTTATATTGACTCTCTTGACGGAGAAGCCAAAGCTACATTTAACTACCTCACAGATGCAACTGATGAGGAAATGGAGAAGATGGCTGAGGCAGTAAACTACGTACTCGGTGAGTAAGAAGTTACTGTGGTTAGTAATCCTATGCTTAGTAGGAGCACTAGCCTGGACGTGGTTAACTCCAACTAAGGAACCAACACCTAACTATGAAGAGCTGGTTAATCATATTGACTCTCTAAATAGTGAAATAAGTTTGCTCAAACTTCAGAGAGATTCTTTACATAACGTAATAGATTCCTCTAAAGTTAAGGTTGATGTAATTGAACATTGGTATGAAAAAGAGCTTACTGATATTACTAATCAGTCTATTGCCGATGATGTGGTGTTCTTCACAGAATACCTATCCGAAGTTGGTAAATGATTCGTTAGTAGTAATTACACCTCAACAGCTAAAGGCAACTAACTTAATATTCTTGGAACATAAGAAGTTTAAACTGGAAATTCCAGAGCTTAAAAGGCAAATAACATCTTATGAAAGTTTGATTAACTCTTATGAGAAGACTGACTCTGTAAGGAATGCACAGATAAATAGGCTTATGCTTCATGCACAGGCTTCTGAGCAGGTAATGCAGAATCAACTTAGAGAGATTAATAAACTTGAATCCAAGAAGAAGCTCTATAAAGGGCTAACGGTTGGTGGTGTTACTGTTAGTGTGGTCCTTCTAATAACACTATTATTAAAGTGAAGTACACTGTAGGAGCAATGGTTTTATTGTTCATAGTTGTTATACATTTTTTATTTGTTATCCCAGACCTTCTACTGGTGTTACTGATACTGAATGTAATAGTGAACTTAGATTGGATATCAAACAAGATTGTTAAACTGTTAAAAAGACAAGTATGAATTTTACAGACATTTTTAAAGGTAAGAACCTAGTAGCTTTAATAGCTGCTGTTATTGTGTGTGTTCTGTTGTCAGTATTTGGAGTGCCTAAGATAGCTATTTATGTGGTTATGTTTGCACTTGGCTGTAACAATAAGAACTTTGCACAGTGGGTGGAAGACAAAATCATAATTCCATTTAAGAGGTTAATGTAATCGTATTATCTGGTATATAGCTAAAAAGAGTCTGCTGTTCATACTTAGACTCAGGTATTCAATGGCAAAGCAACTAAGTAGTTCCTTCGATAAAGACAAGGATGGAGTTAGATATCAACATCCAGAGCGTACGTGCAAGGAGTGTGCTAAATACCCCTGTTTCGGAGGTCAAGAGGACAAAACTTGTGATTATGCCAAATACGGTTGTAGGAAATACAAAGATAAGGAAGATTAAATTATTAAATTCTTATCATTATGATAGAATGTAACATCTACTCTGGACGTAGGGGAAGGATAGATTACCAGGAAACTGGTAACTTCGATTCTTTATTGGAAGCTGAACTCTATGCTCAGGAAATCTCAGAGATGGATGCCAATGAATTTGGGTATCCCATCGAAGAGTGTGAATGGTTGGCTGTAGAGACTGCTACTGATAACATTCCTTACGATGAACGAGTAGGAGTAATGTATCTGTAAATGGAAACAATCCATGCCAAGTTGATAACCTTACGAGAAGACGTAGGTGGTTATATAATCTATGTCTTCCAAAATTTAGCTAATGGGACTTATGAAATGATAACTCGATTACCTAGGTGGGAATCTCCGATTCTCAAGATAGGTGATGTGGGGTTTTTAAAGTACAATGAAGTAATAGCTGGTGAGGACACTTGGTATGACAGGGAATCTGGTCAGAAAGTTCCTTACCGCTTTACTGGAGTTTATTTTATAGACTTTGTTTATGAGAAACCAGCGGAATCAGATTTAATATTGTAAATAAATAGATGAACGAATAAAGAGATTATTTTATATGATAAAGACATAATATAGAATAACAATATGATGAAGGAGAAATTGGCTGCCGCTATTGCTAAGAAGAATAATGACATTAACACTTTCGTATGGAAAGGTCGCAAGGTTGAAGTAAATGGACAACTCGTACAAGAAGAGAAGAGACTTGTCGATTGTTCTGAGAAGGAACTAAGAACGTTCTATAACCACTGCGAGTCTATGCTGTATAATGACAGCAAAGAATACCCAGGTCGTTATGTCCTACTGGACATTATCAAAGACCAAAGAGAAAGATGTAATACTGAATTATTCCTTCGCTGGTTAGAGCAAGATAGAGGTATTCCAAGATTTACATTCCTACCTTCGCTGAGAGTGTTCCTTGATAACAACAAAGGTATTGATACCAAGGAAACATTCATCTCTGAGGCTTTAGTAGGAGAATGTCCTGTGGAGTTCGCGAGACTTCCTATTGACGTTGTCCTTGAAGGCTGTCTTGATAAGTTGGGCAAATTTAACAAGCAGCATATAACATTAACATTCATCTTAAAACAAGGTCTATGGTTTACGCAGCAGGAATCTAAGGATTTAACCGAGAAGACTCCTAATGGAGAGTATCGTGAAAAGGCTGAGGTGGCAAGAGAACGCCTGGGCTTGAATCCTACTGCAAACCTGTATATGACACCGAAAGGCTTGTCATTCACTCAATTACGTGCAATGGTGAACCTTAAGAGTAAGAAGTACTCTGAACTTACTACTTCTCAGTTGGAAACTCTGAGAAACAGAATCCTGTTCTCTCTGGAAGATGAGGTTAAATTCCACATCAATCAGTGGGAGACACGTAAGAACCAAATTAAAATGGTTTGTGATGCTAAAGGTTTTACTCTTTAACATCTATACCCATCTATATTGGTTCTACATTTACACTCCTGAGTTTTATTCACTTATTATAGGAGTTTTGTTTACATAACTATCAATAGAATTATAGAGTAAATTCAAGGGTAAAATTGATAGTATATGGCAGACTTGTTTGGAAATCTAAGTAGAACTGAACGCCAAGAACAAGGTGTTCAACGATGGGTAGATAACAAGTTGTGTGGGACTTTAAACTGGGCAACTGGTGTAGGTAAAACAAGAGGTGGACTAATGGCTATTAGTAGGTTTCTAAAGAAGAATCCAACTAAATCTGTTATTATAGTTGTACCTAGTGAACCTATTCAGAGGCAATGGAATCAGGAATTAATTGACTGGAATCTATTCCAACAATGTTCGGTTAAGACCATGAATGATACATCTACTAACAAGTACAGCTGTACTCTATTAGTTATAGATGAAATCCATAAAGTAGGAGCACCTACACTACTGAACATATTTAAAAACGTCCAATATACAGTAATCTTAGGGTTAACTGCGACCTTTGAGAGATTGGATGGTAAAGATGAAATTATAAGCAAGAAGTGTCCGATTGTGGATACCATTTCTGTAGAAGAAGCCATAGAGAATAAATGGCTCGCTGATTATCGAGAATATGAGGTTCTTATTGAGCCAGAGGACATTGATGTCTATAGAGAGGTCAATAAGGAGTTCTATGAGCATTTCTCCTTCTTTAACTATGACTTTAATCTTGCAATGAAGTGTGCAACTGATTGGAAGAGAAGGTCTGAGTTAGCTAAAGAGAGGTGTAGAGAAGACCAGAGTGAAGACTTTAAAACTGTTAATAAGCAGATTCTAGTTCATGCTATGGGATTTAGTAGAACCCTACAAGCTCGTAAGAAATACATATATAATCATCCCAAGAAAATTGAACTTACTAATCTAATCCTAGAGAATAGGCAGGACAAGAAGTGTATAACTTTTAGTGCTACTATAGCTATGGCAGAGAAGATTAAGTATGGTGCCGTATACTCTGGTAAGGATTCAGCCAAGAAGGGCAGAATGAGTTTACAAGAGTTTGTACAGCAAGATGGTGGGGTACTGAACACTGTTATGAAACTGAATGAGGGATTTAATTGTCCTGACATCAGTGTGTCAGTTATATTAGGCTTCAATAGTAGTTCTACTACTAAGAAACAGAGAGTTGGTCGAGTTATCCGTCAAAAGGAGGGCAAAGTTGCAGAAGTCTTTACTTTAGTTCTTAAAGGAACTGTAGAGGAAGAATGGTTTAGGAAATCTACCAGTTCTGGAAGATATATACCTATTAGCGAAGAGAATCTTATAGATGTTCTTCAAGGTAAACCATTCAATCCTAAAAAGAAGAAGCAAACTAAAATGATGTTTAGATTCTAATGTTCAATGTAACCTATTTCGAAATGTCTGATGAAGTAGTTGATGTAAAGGTAGATGCAATACAGTTCCTACATTTATTGGAGTTATATGCAGATGGTAAGTACATTAGAGCTATAACAGCAGACTTTCACGGTAAAAGCATAGACTGCGCTAAGCTAATACGTAGCTTAAAGTTTGTGTAAGATTCATTTGGTAATTTAAGAGATTTTTAGTATCTTTGTACTCTTAACACGTTAATAAGATGACAACAGAGAGAATGTTAGAACTTTACTTATTAACTTACTACTCCTATGCCAAGACGTTTGAGGGCAAACCCATAAATGTGGAAGCATTTTATAATAGGAGGATTGAGTTACTGAGAGAGTTCTTGAACCCGTATGTAATTGACAACGCTGAGAAATCAGAATAAACACTTTACAGTTAGTAGATTGTTTAGTTATTGGCTAACAATTTATTTAATTGGAAAAACTAAGTTTAACAGTAGACAATCAATTAGTAATGATGGAGAAGTATCGACTTACAGCAGAAGAGGTATTGCTAATTGATTTATTATTTCTAGCTAGTATAGAAGAAGGGCATAAAGAATATCTAGTTAAGTATTTTACTATGCCTGTAACTAGAACCAATCTTAGAGATTTATTACTAAGTCTCCAAGCTAAGGGAATTATTACTAAACAGTATAAAGTTCCCGATAAGGGTCAGAAGTTTGACCCTGAATGTGTTATATTCAACCAGAATTTCCTTAATAACTATAGGAAGTTTAGTGGTGATTTAGGCGCAGAGTTCTTAATGACTTATCCTCACAATGGCTTAATTAACGGGATTGAAGTTCCGTTGAATAACTGGGCTAAGAAATTTAGTACAGAAGAGGAGTTCTATTATGCCTATGGTAAATCTATAGGCTGGAAGCAGGATAAGCATGAGGAAGTATTAGAACTCATTAGATGGGCTAAGGATAATAATTGTAACCTTCTTAATATGAATATTGCAGACTTTATGATAAGTAAAATCTGGCAGAATATTGCAGAACTTAAGAACGGAGATGGGACTATGAGGTTTGATACTATCAAGAGTATTTAATGGGATTAATAACTAAGAATTTAAAGGAGTTAATTGATAGAGGTAGGAGAGGAGAGAATCATGCCTTATCAATGGGTCTTCCAAAACTAGAGAGATTTGTAGATGGTGTAGCTCAAGAGACATATTACTTAATAGCTGGTGGTACTGGCTCAGGTAAGACTTCTTTTACCTTACACTCATTTATTTATAAGCCTTTAATGGAGAATATCGATAATCCAGACTTTCATATTGTGTATTTTAGTTTAGAAATGACTGCTGAGCAGTTGCTTGGTAAAATTCTATCTATTTATATATATGAAACATTTGGTGTAGAGTTATCCTTTAAAGAATTACTCTCCAGAAGTAAAGATACAACTCTGTCCGATATGGACTATGAATTAGTATGTCAATCCTTAGAGATGCTTGATAAGATTGAATCTCACATGATTATATACGATAAGCCTTTAAATAACCAGCGAATGGTAGATTTCCTTATGGATTCTCTAAAGCAATTTGGTAAGTTTGAAGGTGATAAGTATACTCTGTTTAGACCCAATCATATTATATTAGTTGTCTTAGACCATATTGGTTTAGCTAGACCATCTATTGGTAACTCTAAGAAAGATGAAATGGATGCTATGTCTTCTTCATTAGTTTCATTTAGAAATAAATGTAAGGTTAGTCCTGTAGTGGTAATGCAGGTGAATAGAGGTTCCTCCAATGTAGAGAGAAGGAAGTTAAACTTCCAGGAACTCCAGTTGGATGATTTAAAGGGAACTGGTAATCCAGCAGAAGATGCCAATATAGTATTAGCATTATTTTATCCATTTAGGGAGAAGATGTCTTCGTATAGAGGATATGACATAAAACAAATTGGAGAGAACTTTAGAAGTGCAGTGGTATTAAAGAATAGGTGGGGTGCAGCTGATATTGCTGTAGGTCTCGGATTCTATGGTAAGACTGGCTTGTTTAGAGAGCTTCCAATTGCAACCAAGATTACAAACTATGAAAGGTATTTAACCCCGGATTGGTTACTTACTGATTCATTAGAAGATTCATGCCAAGAGATTACTCAAGAAGAACAACAAGATACTAGTTCAAAAATGACTTTAGTTCTATAGTAAATGGCAGCAGAAACTATTGCGATTGTTGGTGAGAGTGGTACTGGTAAGAGTACTTGTTTAAGAAATTTAAATCCAGAAGAAACCTTCTTGATTTCTACTACTGGTAAGCCTCTACCTTTTAAAGGGTATAAGAAGAAGTATAAAGAGATAAAGAAGGAAGGCTCTGAATGGGTTGGTAACTACTATGTTAGTTCTAAATATGATAAAATCATTAACATCTTGAAGATTGTTAATCTAAAGATGCCTCACATTAAGCAAGTTATCATTGATGACTGGCAGTATATGTTGAGTTATGAGTTTGTTGATAGAGCTACTGAGGTAGGTTATACTAAGTTTACTGAGTTGGCTCAGCACGCTATGGAAGTACTTAGGTATTCAGAATCTATGAGGGATGATTGCAAGATGATATTCCTTACTCATAGTGAGAATGTCGGTGATGCCATGAATCCTAAATATTCAATCAAGACTATTGGTAAGTTATTAGCGGAGAAAGTTACTCTGGAAGGTCTATTCACTTATGTATTCTTTACTAAGGTACAAGAAGGTGATTCTGGCAAAATGGAGTATAAATTCCTTACTAATACTGATGGAGAATGCGTAGCAAAGACTCCAATGGGTATGTTCGATGATTTATTAATTGATAATGACTTGAACGAGATTATTAAGGTAATTGATGCTTATAACAACGACGAGGAATGATTATAAAAATGATGATTACCTTTGATTATAATCCTGACACTAAGGAGTGTGTACTTCTAAAGCAGGAGCAAGTCAAAGAGAAAGCTCAGAAGACCAATACTAAGGCTGAGGAAGCAGAAGATTCTGCTGAACCTCAGATTACCTTAGAATCTAATAAATATGTCCTTAATAGGGCAGCTGCATCCTTAATGGGTGTGGAATGGGAGAATAGGTTGGATATTAAATATCAGCCTATTGAGAAGGGCGGATTGATGTTCCCAATTATAGGAACTGATACTGCTTGGAAGACCAAGTCTGGTAACAAGTTGACTAAGAGCCTTACAGTAAGTTGTAGAGGCAATGCAAACGACTTATTGTCCAAATATGGAGATACATTCACTGTAACTCCGTGGAAGGGGCATGATGGTTTGTTCGTGTTAATTGGTAACAAGGACAGGTCTGAAGAAGAAATAAAAGATAATAATATTAAGATTAAAGAAGATGAAAACCCAGTGGAGGATTTACCATTGGACACTAGCTTAGATAATGATGAAGCATACGAGATTGACGACTTATCATTTGAAATTTAATTTTTAATATTATGGCAGGAATGACATTCAATCTAAATAACGTTAAAGGCACAGCAGTAGTAAGACTGAAAGCTTGGGGTATCTATGATGTAGTATTCAAAGGTATCGAGCTAGCCAAGGGTACAAATAAAGAAGGCAACGAGTGGAAGGCAATGAAGATTAAGTTCTCTGGAGAGGATGGTATCTTTGAACCTCTTATCTTCTGCCCTGGCGAGAATGGTGCAGAACGTGTAACTGGAGAAACTGGTGGTAAGAAGTGGGAACTTCCTTCAGCTATGGAGCAACTTCAGTTTACTGTATCTCATGTAATGACAAATCTTGCTCCTGAAATGATGGAGAAGTTTGTTAAGGCTGTATCTGGTCTTACATTACCTGATGACTTTGAGAAGTTGATTGAAATCATGAATAAGGCTTTAGCTAAGTCTGTAAACAAACAGACTAAGTTGAAACTGATTGGTAACAACAAGGGTTATGCATCTTTGCCTAGCTTCGTTGGTATCAATAAAGAAGGTGAAGCATATATCAACAACAACTGGTTGGGTGATACTGTAGCATTCTCTGATTACGAAGTTAAGAAGATGAATGAGCAGAAGAATGCTAAACCTACAGCTGTAAAAGATGACGTAGATGCTGCTGACGATGCAGTAGCAGGTAACGAAGACTTGGATTTTGAAGTATAATAAATAATTAGTAACTTTGTGGTTCTAATACAAACCATATGAATTAATATGAAACTTGAATTTGAACCTACGATTACTAAGCAATATTTATTAGACAGAGCATCTCAAGAGACATATCTCGAATATTACTTAGGCATACCTGTTAAGAAGGGTTTGTTTAAGTCACCTTTGAGAGCGGACAATAATCCCACTTGTTCCTTTTATAGGAATAAGAGTGGAGATATTGTTTTAAAGGATTTTAGTGGTGCATTTTATGGCAATTTTATTAGTGTAGTCATGTACAAATATGGCTTAACCTATTATAAGGCACTAAGAATGATTGCCAATGACTTCGGTTACATTAAACATCCTAAACTTAAAAAGAATCCCAAACCTGTTACTATTAGTACTAATGAACTCAAGGAGTGCAAGGAAGCTAATATACAGGTAGAAATTCAAGAGTTCTCTAAAGAAGAACTTGAATGGTGGATGCAATTTGGTATTACAGAGAAGATTCTGAAGAAATTCAGGGTCTTCTCTTGTAAGACCGTATTTCTAAATGGTAATTTCTTTACAACATCATCTAAGAGTTGTCCAATATTTGGATATTATAGAGGTAAGAATGAGAACGAAACAGAACTGTGGAGAATCTACTTCCCCTTTAATAAGAAGCATGAATTAAGGTTTCTATCTAATTGGAAGTCCTTCTTATTGCAAGGTGCTAAACAACTCCCTAAAGAAGATGATGTCTTAGTAATAACTAAGAGTCTAAAGGATGTAATGACATTGTATTCTCTCGGAATAACAGCCATAGCCCCAAATTCTGAGAATCTATTCCTAACTGAAAGTCAATTCTCTAAATTGAAGAGTAGATTTAAGAGGATTATTGTATTCTATGACAATGACTTAACTGGTATTCATAATATGAATAAAATTAGGAAGTCATTTGATGTAGAATGTATGTGGATTCCTCGTAGTTATGGAGCCAAAGATATATCAGACTTTCATAAGATGTATGGACGAGAGAAAACTTTAGAATTGATAGAATATGCCAGAAGAAGTAGTAGAGAAACCAAAGAAGAAGCGTAATGGTGCATATGCCAGACGTAAGGGAAACAATTATGAGTTGAAGATTATTAAGGAGCTTACAGAACTAGGATATGAAGGGCTTAAGTCAGCTAGGTCAGAGTCCAAGAATTTGGATAATGATAAGATTGATATAGCAGAGACTATAGACCATCTTCCATGTTATGTACAATGTAAATGCACTAAGAATACTCCTTCGATTTCAGAAATCATTAAGTCATGTCCTCGTAAGGATAGACCATTAGTGATAGTCTGGAATAAACAAATTGATAAAGAAGTCAACATGGCTTCTGATGGACAGTATGTTATGATGTCCAAGGAATTCTTTTATGATTTAATAAGGAAGAATTAAATATGAACATATTAGCAATACCAGTACAATCTATTAGTGACCTAATTACTAATAGTTCTTCTGAGGTGTTTATCTTGGATGCTGGAAAGACGTGCGAGGAAGTCAATGACATCCTCAAAGAATTTACCTCTGGGTTTGCTTATCCAGAGGTTTTTTCGTTAAAGGACTATCGTGAGTGGCGTAAGAAACTTCGTAGTGGTGAGATAGAGGAAGGCTGGAGTTATCCTGGAACTATATTCGAGATAGCTAACGGTTGGCTTAAAGACCCAGAGGACGAGCAGGATGTTCTTGAATTAAGGATGAACTTCTTGTTTGACCCATTCGAGGTTTGTAACTATGGTAATGGTCTTATAACTCATAGCTATAGTAGCACCTACAAAGAACCCATTCACGAGGCTTTTATTAAATACTTAAACGATAACTGGGATAAAGTTAACTATGACATTAACCGAGTTCTTGCAGAGGAGGAAGATGATGCTGTAGATAGCATTGACTGGAAGACTCTACACAGACACAGTTATTGGTTTAAAGAAGCTCTCTGGGATATTTCTAAAGAGTTCTTAAAAAACTATGATGGACCTAAGCCTACAGTATGGGAGGTTGGTAAACGTGATGATGTGAGAGAACTGGATGGTAAGGTATTGGTTGTAAGCAACGATGACAATAGTATTCCTTATGATACTTGGGACAAGATTAATAGTTTATTCAATGGCTGGAATATACATTTAGGATGAAATTTAGACTACAATCTTTAAATGATGTAGTAACTAACAGCAGTATGGAAGTTTATCAAGAAGCTACTGGTTATACTGTTAGTGCAGTAAAAGATATTATTGATGTAATTTTAAAGATTGGAGGTTCAGACAAGTCCTGCGATGATTTGTTCACCGTTAGTATTGACTATAGTGATATGCTTGAAGACTACTTTGAAAGCTGCCTTGATTCAGATATTGATGAAGAATACAAGGGTATGATTGAAGAGGTTAAGGGGCGTAAGGACAAGGATGGACACTATATAAGTGATTCTGAAGCATACCAAGAGCTTGTTAATATGGGATTGGTAGGTGATGTATTGAGTACTATTGAGGAGTATACCAATAACTTTGATAGTGATTGGAGATACCCTACAACTCAAGTATCTATAATCCCTAAAGGAGAAGCAAAGGGTTCTGATATTGCTATATTGAATAAAATAAATGACCTGTTCAATGTCGAAGCGTGCTACAACTAAATGCTATTTAGTTCCAGTTCAATCATTCTCTGATATAATAACTAACAGTTCATCTGAGACATACATTGTTGATACCTCTTATACTGCCAAAGCATTAGAGGAAGCTTTAGAAGAAATTCATAAGCAACATGAGAATGATGAATATTTCTCTGGAGAATGTTGTGGTATTGAAGTAAGCGATTATAAGGAATATTGTAGAGAAGCCTATATGTGGGAAGAATGTGATGAGAATGGAACTCCATTTACATCTAAGGAAGACTACATAGCATGGGTATTCGAAGTTCCTTTAAGCATTGCTAAAGAGTGTCTAGTTGTTAGGATTGATTATGGCTATAGCTATGTAGATGAATTTTTAAATAAGAATTTCAAATGTATAGCATCTGACCATGAAAGAGTTAAGGACTCAGACGGGCATATTGTTAAGTATTAATATCCAATCATTCTCCGATGTGATTACTAATAGCTCTTCGGAGATATTCTGTACTATTACAGGAGATAACTTGGATGCTATCTACCAGCTTTTAAAACCACTATTCCCATCGGTATATGGTTACTCTGACATGGAGCCTACACTACATATGGAAGGTAATGTTGTAACATTATGGATTCCATATGGTGAAGCACCGACGGAGTTCTATAAAGCAGGTTTGGAAGCAATACTTGACAAACACTTTAAAGATAATTATATAATAGAGTACGAATGAAAGATTGGACAAGCTGGGGAACTAAGGTAAGAGAGTTTCCTGCATACAATTATAAGGCTATATGGGGTAATCTAAAGACTATTCGAGTAGGTACTGGAGTAGCTAAAGAGTTACCTCCTGATATGGCTGAATTTTATGATGTTGGTATTAATACTGTATGTAATGCTGAATGTGACTTCTGTTATGTATCGGCAGGGCATGGTGGTATTAATTATCCGGACATATGTGAAACATGGGAGAAATGGATGCACATATATGAATCTAAAGTGGAAGATGGCGTATTATATACCAGTAAACCATTTCAGATTGCTATTGGTTCTACTGGTGAACCTACTATTCATCCTGACTTCTGTAAGTTCCTCGAAACAGTATATAATACTGGAGTAGTACCTAATTACACCACTAATGGTCTTATATTAGCCAGAGACAATGTTAAGGGAGGAGAAATCCTTGCTTATACTAAGGAATATGTTGGAGGGGTTGCAGTTAGCTTGGGCAATCCAAGTATAAGACTCCAAGCACATAGAGCTATTAATAAGCTGTTAACGTGGGGTAATACTAATGTAAATGTTCATCATATTATATCTGATAAAGTATCCGTAGATGAGTTCTATGATACTGTACTTAGGTATGGTAATAGCATTTACTATCATGTATTGTTACCTTTAATGCCTTCTGGAAGAAGTAATAAGGGTATTGAGCCTGGTGTGTTTGAGTATTTAGAGGAGATAATTCAGAAACATGATATAAAGAATGCAGCATTTGGTGCACACTTTGTAGAGAATCTGAAGACCTCTAAGATTAAGACACATCTCTATCCACCTGAATCGTTAAGTAAGAATGTTATTCTTACTAAGGATAAGGTACAAATCACTCCGAGTTCTTTTAATCTGAACCCTATAAAAGTTATTCACGCATGACAACAACTGACACAAGTTTGCTGGCATATGTGAAGAGTCTATTCCCCTTTAATACAGATAGAATCCAATCTATCTCTAAGGTGGATGGTAAACTATTTGTAGCTACTGACGATGATAGGCGTTTTATACTAAAGCTAGTTGATATTGGTCCAGTTATGGAGAAGTTTAATAACAATGTAGGCGAGCATCAAACACTCTTCTATATTAATCCAGAAACTAAAGAACCAGTGTTTAGGAATAAGACTGTATATGAAACCGAGAAGGAAGCTATTCACGCTGCTATGGTTATTAATGTACAAGATAAGACTATTGCAGGCTTATAAGTGTAGTGTATGTCATAAATGGCACGTAGGCAGAGGAAAGACTGTGCTCACAGATGAAGATAAAAGAAAACTTAAAATTAAGCATAACATTCGATGACAACTTACCTACTCCCATGTTATGGGGATGGTCATTGCTGGATTGAGAAGGTTCGCGCAAGGAACTTTACTGATGCTCAGCAGAAGTTTATTAATGCTTTCACAGAAGATTATGAGGATATTGACATTCCTTCTGATTGGGAGGACTTAATCAGTATCCTAAACACTCAAGCAGATATAGTAATTGGAGACATTTATGACATAGAGGAATTCTAGTCATATAGAGAATGGGCTATGAGAATAGGTTTAGATATTGACGATTGTCTGGCTGACTTCTGGGGAGCATATTGTAAGTACTTTGATACTGACAACAACCCTAAAATGTTGGAAGACCACATTATAACACGTAATGTACAGCAGATTTTAAGTAAAGACAGAGATTTTTGGTTGAATCTTGAAGTTAAGAACAGACCCGACTTTATACCTGAATTGTATTGCACTAAACGTGTGAACAATAAGGCATGGACTAAGGAATGGTTAAGACGTAACGGATTCCCTGATAGACCAGTCTATCAAATGATTTATCAGCATGGAAACAAGGCTGATATGATTAAAGGTAGAGTGGACATATTTATTGATGATTCACTATCTAATGTGTTAAAATGCCAGAAGTCTGGTTTACCTGCTCTGTTATTCCATACAGAGAGGACAGCTGACTTTCCTATGTATAAAGTATTCTCATTGAACAAAGACGAGATAATTGACTCATATCTGTTTATGAAGAAATATGCATAAGAACGTTAAACTGACACCACTTCTTGATACTATACAACTCATTGAGATGAGTGACGAGGAATACTTTAGTGATAAGTGGGCTGGTTATATAAGCAATTCAAAACTTGCCTTAATAAATCCAGACCAGGATGGAAGCCCCCAAATTTATAAAGAAGGACTAAGTAAGCATCCTAAGTATTCTGATTCTCTCGTATTTGGTTCAGCAGTTCATGAATTAGTATTGCAACCTGAAAGCTTTAAAATAATTAATAATGTTGATAGACCCACCGCTAAGATGGGAGCTATGGCAGATGAACTATATAAAGTGTTCCTTAGTAATGAGGGTACTGTATCTGATAAGGATATTATAGCTGCATCTGACAAAATTGATTATTATAAAGGTAAGATGGATGAAGCTAAGATTGAGAATGTTAGAGACAAATGTATGAATTACTGGTGGGATAGACGAGATTGGGAGTCTGAGCATATGAACTCAGATAAAGAGCCAATTTACCTTGACCCCAAATCTAGAGAGAAGTTACAACTTTGTTTAGCTTCAGTAGAGGCTAATAAAGAAGTGCAGAATCTATTACATCCTAAGGGAGTGTTCGAGGAGCCTATCTCCATGAATGAAGCAGCTCTATTTATGGATGTGAAGGCTGAACATGAGGGTAAGGAAGTTATCCTTAAACTTAAAGGTAAGCTAGATAATTTCACCATTGACACTGAATCAGAAGAAGTAGTTCTTAATGACTTAAAGACTACTGGACACTGGTTAATTGATTTTGGTGATTCATTTAAGAAATACCATTATAATAGACAGATGGCTATGTACGCTTGGATGCTTCGCTCTTATGTGGAGAAGCAATACAATATGAAACCATCTAGTCTGATGGCGAATATGCTATTAGTATGTACTGTGCCAGACTTTAGGGCTGGTGTATTTAGAGTTACTAATGGTGAGATTCGTAAAGGTTTCTTAGAATTTAAAGATTTGCTACAAAGAGTGGCATATTGCGAACTATATGATTGAATCTTTTCTTATGGAAGCATGGGAGCCATCTTACCAAGACCTTGAGAATTATTATCGAGAATATTATAGTTTAGGTAACTTAAATTGTGATATTGGGAGCAAGTTTGCCCTTATATCCCTTATATGTTTCCTTACTAAACAAGCGAGGATTAAAAACCCCGATGCAACTTGTTATTTGGTAATAATGAAGATTATTGATGGGGAGGAATCACAGCATGACCTAAAATTTATTAGGGGATTATCAGTAGTCTGTACAGACATGATGAAGCATTGCGATGAGTTCCTAACCTTTGACATGAAGTCTTCTAAGGAAATGGTAAAGAAGATTAAGGAAATTCTACACACTTATTTACCTTTTTAATGACCGAAGAAGTAAGAATATCTTGGGGCGATAAGGTTACTAAGAGATATGAATCAAACCAGAGGATTGTTGAGATTCTGTCTGAGTTAGTGGAGAAGTTTCCCCAATGGAGATTCCAACAAATCTTACAGAATGTAGATATTGCGTCCAGGAATGGAGAGGATATGTTTTATGAAGAGAGTTATGACACTCTAACTACATTGACCAATAATGCAATAGTTAGGTCAATTTTATCTCATACTGATGATTAACACTTTTTAAAGGTTGTTGGTTGGACAGATAGATAAAATGTAGTATCTTTGTATCACGATTTCCGAGAGAAATATAGAGATTATAATTCAAATTTTAGATTATTTAATACTAAGACTACTTGGTTAATCCAAATTAAAGTAGTATCTTTGTACTATAGAAAGTTACAAGATTAGACGTATGAAATAATGTTTAAACAAATTTTGAATTATGCAAGCAATGAATTTTAAGAAAGTAGAAGTAAAAGGTTTCACTAAACAAGAAGCTATCGCAGAAGCACCATTCCAAGTAATCCGTGACGCAACTCAGGCATGGAAGACTGCTGGTAAGCCAATCGCTGATAAGGCGTTGAAAGAGTTCTGTGCAGAGTATCTAGCAAAGCACACTAAGTATGCTGCTGGTATTGGTTGTTCTATCACATTTGAAGCAGGTTCTGCTGATACACGTGAGCGTCCTTATACCGTAAAGGATATTAAGAACGAGAAGGGTAAGAGAAAGTATAAAACTGGTTATCAAGGTATCAACCCTGCAACTGGTGAAATTCTATTCACTAACTTCGAGACAAAGAACAAAGCTAAAGAAGTAGCTAAGGAATTGTACACTAAGAAAGATTACAAAGGCGACATCTTCTGCAAGTACATCAAGGATGTAGTTGAGGGTGAAGTTGGTGCATTTGAAGTTAAGTACACTCCATCTAAGAGTGCTAAACAAGGAACTTACATCTGCTTTGGAGTTGAAGCCTAATAGACTTCTACAACTTTAAATATCAAAGGGATTATCTTATGCGAATAAGGTAGTCCCTTATTTTTTTGTAATAGATTGCCAACTATCAAGATGCTGTATTTTAAAGGCGTAACTGCTATCTAATTTTAAACATCTAACGATGAAGGAACAAACTATTATTAAACTTACAAATCACCTTAAAACGGTAATTGCAGATAACATCAGTATGAATGCTTATGCGGAGAGAATAGGTCTACCTACAAGCTATTTCTGTATGAAGCGTAAAGCTGCTGAACAAGCTAAAGAAGCTGGAACAATCTCTGATGAAGATTATAATGTCATTATGGATTTGTTTAAACAGATTGATGCTAGACCAAGACTAAGAACTACTAAGAAAGAGTCTACTCCAGATTTATTTGAGGCGGTTTATGGTGATGCTGAACTGGATACTGATGATACATCTAATGTTACCATTGAAAGGAATGAAGAGGGCAAAATAGTTAAATACTTATTCACTATCTATGTAAGAGATAAGCAACCTATCATGGGTTCATTCAATAGGGATGAAATGAACATGGTATATAGATTATATTCTAACTATGGTAGTGGAATTACACAAAGGGAGGTATCCCGATTCTTCCCAGATTATTCTCTAGCTGACTTTAAGAGGATTCTTAGAGCGTTTAGCATTACTAAGGCATCAGCTCCTTTTGCACCTCATGTGATTGAGGAGAATGATAAGGACAAGCTATTAGAAATGCAGTTTAGGGAGAAGGAGAATGACTTCTTAAGAAGTTATGAGGTTGAGAAAGTTAAACAGACTGAATCTCAGCTTAAGAAGTATATGAAAGAGAATCAAGACCTTAAAGACCAACTCCAGGATATGTCTGGATTGCTTGATGGTATTGATGTATCAAATCTACCTAAGTTTACTCCTACCACTACAGGTAGAGAGGACAGAGATTTGATTATCTGGTTATCTGATATGCATATTGGAGCATCCGTATCTGGGTATTCTATTTATGCTAATGAATATGACCAGCAAGAAGTTGAGAATAGACTTCAGAAACTAATTGACCAAATCAAGAAGGAGTCCCTAATGTTTGGCAACTTCCACAGTGTAGTTGTATGTAATTTAGGAGATTCTTTAGACGGATATAATGGTCAGACTACAAGAGGTGGGCATCAATTAGCTCAGAACATGAATAATAAAGACCAGCTCAGATGCTTCATTGAAGTAATGACTGAATTTATGACTGCCCTTGCAGAAGAGATACCTTGTAATAATCTGTCTTATTACTGTGTGGGAGAATCCAACCATGATGGGGATTTCGGATATTCTGCCAATATTGCACTCCAGTATATCTTACAAAGTATGGATATTGAAGCTACAATATTTGAGAAGTTTATTGGTGAGTTCAAACTGAACGATACAACATATATCTTATGTCATGGTAAGGATAATAAGGATATGTTTAAGAACTTACCTCTCACTCTTGATGTTAAGACAGAGAACTTTATCAATGAGTATCTTGACAATAAAGGAATTAAAGGTGATGCAGTCTTTGTAAAGGGAGACTTACATCAATCTGCCACTACCTATGGAAGAAGGTTCACATATAAATCTGTAAGCTCCTTATTTGGTAGTTCTGAATGGATTCACAAGAACTTTGGTAATACACCAGCTGCTTGTGATTATTCTATTGTAGATGAGAATGGTAATATGTTGGATGGTAGAATTATACTACAATGAATAGTCAAATAAACGATATAATTAAATCGCTTACATCAATCAGAGAAGAGCGTATAGCTCTTGAATTAAAGATTAGTCAACTAATTAATGCAGAGGATGCAATCAAGAAGGAACTTACTGAGATATATGAAATTGTAGGCAAAGCTCTTGAAAAGGTGC